TTACGATACCTTGCGCCCTGAGGAATTAAAAGAATTTAGCCCCTATGTATTGCTAAGATTTGTCAGCAATACAGATAACAAAGATCCTGCTATTCAAGAATGGTTTATAGAAATGACTAATGAACTTGTTAACAAGAATCATTGGGATTTGAGTAAGAATCACGAAAAATTGTTGTGGCAACTTTATGCCGCAACTGGTGCAGGCATTAAATGTTACCATCCGTACATTCCCTCATTGAAAAAAGAGTTTAATAAAATTGAAAAATTGTTAGCGGAGTTGCATCCTGAATATAAAATTGAAGACATTAAATTGTTGGCAAGTTTAATGACAGATGAAGAGTGTAACCAATTATTCGACAACATGGGATTTGATAAGAAAGACCGCAAGGAGTATCAATGACACCTAAGGATATGAAGGGATTTGCATTTAATGAAGGATGCAAAGTTGCAAGGGCAGTCATGTGGGGTAAGAGTCCTAAGTTAGACATCTGCACTGTTACTAAGATTTCAGATGGCAAATTATATCTTGATAACAGTAAACAAGCAATTAGATTTCCTGAACGACTTTTAATTATAGAACAAGATCCATTGTATCGAATGGTTAAGAATTACAACGTTGAAAATGATGATTGAACTGCAAGACCAACCTTTCTTATGTGAGCATTGCGGGAAGAGTTTTATGAAAGAAAAGACTCTTGTTGCTCATATGTGCGAAAGGAAACGGCGTGCTCTACAAAAAGATGAGAAGCGTGTACAAGCTGGCTTTATGGCCTATAACAGATTTTATCAACTCACTCAAAAAAATAAAAAGACTAAAACTTATGAAGATTTCTGTGCCAGTGCATATTATAATGCCTTTGTAAAATTTGGTAGCTTTGTTAATAATGTTCAACCAATTTACCCTGACAAATTTATTGACTATGTAATTAAGAGCGGAGTAAAATTAGATCACTGGTGCAGAGATGAGCTGTATGAACAATACCTTTACGAAATGCTAAAAGTAGAACCAGTTGAGGCAGCGGTCCAACGAAGTTTACAAACCATGATGGAATGGGCAGATGATCACAATGCAAATTTCGCACATTACTTTGATTATGTTAGTCTTAATAAAGCTGTGCATGATATTCTTAACGGTAGAATAAGTTGCTGGGTTTTATTAAATTCAAATGCCGGAAAGACTATGGTATCAAAAATGAGCGACGAACAATTGGCATTAATTGCACCTGCATTTGAGATCAAGAGTTATCTTAAAAAATTTAAAGATCAACCTGCTGACGTTGCGTTAGTAAAAGAAATACTAACAGAAGTTGGTATAAAATAATAGTAGGATGGTTACACTAATAGTCTATAAAGATACTGCCAACGAAGTTATGGATCTTGTTCGAGAACTCCGGATTGACGGCTGGGTTCAAGGAAAAGACTTTGATTTTAAATATGTTCCGCCCAAATATATTAACGATGGTTTTACTGAAATAGTGCCTAAGCATACAGAATTCATATTCTACAATGAAAAATTAGCAACCTGGTTTTCTTTAAAATGCCTATGATCACTAGAAAAATTTGGCATCTTCCGGCCAACAATTTAACCGAAGCAGATGCAATTTGGTTACAAGGACTTAAATGCAGAGTCGAAATACAGGGAGGAATTCCTCAAGACATTGTTGCTAGCGGACAAACTTATCGATATGTTGGACTTCCTCCGAAATTGAATATCGAAACAACTTGCGAAAAACAAGAAAGTATGTTACAATTAAAGTACGGTGATGAACTTAAACTAATGATGGTTTATCGAACCCCCTCTGACACATACACTATTATTCCAGGATATTTCAATGAGTTTTAATGTCAATCCAAATATTTTTAATGGCATCCAAATAGAGCCAGACCTAACGCCAATGAAGACTGGCAAAGCTAAAGGATGGGTTGGGGAATACCACTGGGTTAGTCTACCTGTAACTGATAAAAACAAATATGAAAATATCACAGAGCAGGCCATGGAATGGTGCACCGAGCACTTTGGTAAAAGTGGCAGGCGCTGGCACGAGAATCAAAAGAAATTCTTTTTCAAAGATGAAAAAGACATGACGTTGTTTATTCTGCGATGGTCATGAGTATGCTCGAAGAAATAGAAAAATTATTTCGTAATGTAGCAGACAGCCTGCGTGATCAGTGGGACTTCTATCGCCATGCCGCCTATCTTAAAAAGATGGGTTGGACTGAGGAAGCGTATCAACGACAAACCGATCCTGACTATAACAACCGTGCCGATCGTGTACGAGATTATTATCACGGTTATAAACACATTCATGCATTTACTACAACCCGCGATATTCCGTTTACTAACTATCCTACATGGATGGATGCTTACAAGGCTATACAAGACTGGTGTAAGGCTAACTGCCAAGACAAAGTCCGTGATGATATCTTGCGTGTACACAAGCAAACAGGGTTAAAGCAAGTAGAGGATAGTGTGCTGTGGATCGAAGAACCCGAATGGTTTATTAACGAAATCGGTGGCGGCGATGTCTTGTTCTTTGCTTTTAAAGACAGTAAAGATTATACCCTGTTTTGTTTGAGGTGGGCATGATGGCAGTTACAATGATTGAACGCATAGTTGGGGACGGTAAGCCTTATAAGGTGCCTAAGTTACACAGGATCGTGTGGAAGACACGCACCTGGGCAGGTAGTCCATCATACTTGGATGAAAACTTCCCGGAAATAGACGCATGGTGTGAAAAAAACTGTCAGCATCCTTACCACCACGGCCCTGCTTGGCAACATGACTGTTTCATTGAGTTTGAATGTGATCAAGATGCTGTGCTATTTGCGTTGAGGTGGTCATGAGACTAATAGATACAAAATCTGTAAATCATTTGCTAAACAAATGTTACATGGCATATGATCCACATTGGCCCAGTTCTGGAGAGGACCGTATGCTTGGATTTAGATATCATATTGAACAAACAGCCGGACTCAGATTAGATCTATGTCCTAAACAAGATAGATATGGTAGGCACGGATACGAAGTTGTGCAGGTTGCAGTGGTAGATGAGAAAAAATATACTATGTTTGCGTTGAGGTACTCGTGAAGCAAGATGATATCAATAGAATGATAGACGACATAAAACGCGGACTAGCTTCGGGACTTGGAATAGAACCACAGGGCAAGTACAAGTTCAGCCGCAACTGGTATCAGGCACATTTCGATAGCCAATACTATTTCGAAGTTGACGAATGGTGTGCTAAACAGTTTGGCCCTCATCCAAAGCATCCAGATGCGTGGAGCCGTTGGTGGCACAAGTTTGAAGATAGCATCTTGTTTCGTGACGAAAAAGATTATATACTGTTTATGTTGAGGTGGTCATGAAACCTTGCGAACTACAACCTATGCTTGCACGAGCAGTGGAAAAAATTGGATCAAATAATTATTGGCAGGTTACTCCTGATGCACGAGTGGTTACTGGCAATCCAAAGTATGACGCACAAATACATCATGTGCTAGTTGAGTTTGGAGTAGAAGTAGAGTTAGACCGAGATCACGCTATGAAAGATTATCGTGTGGTTGATGAAAAAAAGTTTATGATGTTTCTATTGAGGTATTCGTCATGAGAGTACTAAAGAAAGAATTGTGGCCTGCAAAGATTCTAATCCCAATGAACGAATTTCATGACGGGCATTATGAAATAGAAAATTGGCTAGGAGAAAATATGGGTGCATTTAAGGGTCGATGGAATCATGTTCCTTGCCCTAAAGGTGTTCACTATTATTTTCGTAACGGAAAAGATGCTACATTATTTGCACTGAGGTGGAGTTCATGAATTTAAATCATTTAACAGACGGCGAACTTATTGAGTATATCCTCAAATTTGACAACGATCCAGTTAAGATTCGTTTGGCTAGTATCATGGACAACATGCCCGGCTTTATTCTCAAGCGATTAGAGGATGTAGGAATGAATCCAGAAACTTGTTTGTTTGAAAACACCTACGACCCGGGCGATTATATCAATCACTTAGAAAACGAAATTGACTACTTGAGTCGCGAATTACACAGCACACAAGAAAAGCTAGCAGAGCGTGAAACTCTCACTGTAGCAGATTTCATTGAAGAAATGCTACATACAAATCGCAGGTTGGAAATTAGAATTCAGCAATCTAACGATGCTCGCATGAAGGCTGAAGAAGATAATAAACGTACTCAACAGAAAATGAAAGTTTGGCGTGCCTTAAGTACAGATGTATCATGAAAATAATAAAACAAGAAATCAAAGAGAAGCCTCGCAAATTAACGGCTAAATGGACTGTGACTATGGGAAGTTCGTCACCTACTCTCGACGAAGAAATAATCGACGATGTGTATCGTGAAATCCAGGAAGAGATTGACTGGGAAATCATGTGCGAGATGATGGTTAAACTTGGCTACACTAAGGTTGAGATGAAGTGGCCTAAAAGGATGAGCGAGTTAGAGGCGCACGAAATTAAAGAGTGGTGCAGAGAAAACTTACAAGGTACATATCAAGCCCGAGGTAATATCTGGTTGTTTGCTAGAGAGAAAGATGCCAGCATGTTTATCCTAAAATGGTCATGAACTATAACCCTGCACCTAAACCTCGTATAAACCTTAATAGAAGTTTGGGTTGGAATTTAGATAATAGAAAAGACATGGAAATAACTGAACGAATATATGATGGTGCTGACTGCTATCGTTGGAGACCTTACTATGCATGGCTACCGGTGAAAACAATTACAGGCAAACATGTATGGGGTAAAAAGATTTATAAACAGCGGTATTGGGCAGTTTGGGGTAATGGATTCCATATGGAACCTCATGTAGAGTACGCTGAACTCTTTGATATATTAGATGATGCATAACTGGCAAAAAGACCTATGGGCAGGACTAACAGGGAGCGATCCTAGAGAAATGAAAATTATAATGGGCGGTAGACAGATTGGTAAAAGTGTAATGTCACAGATGTGGAATCAGGCTTTTAACGACGGTGAATATCATACTGTCATTGACAAGGCCATGGTTGACAATTCTCAATGGTATACCGTAAAATGTAGTAATAAAGTATCCTCGTGGATTAAGACTCAACCAAAAGGTATGTGGCATGAACACATTGATGCCAATTGGACACTCTATAAAAATACTCTTGATATCCATGAAAAGATATATACTATGCTACAGTTGAAATACGGAGATGCTCGAATTTAAAATTAAAAATAGTGGTATTGCAGAGGCCTGGTGTTTAAAACATCTCGGGCCTCGTCTCTATTATCTACACAACAAAATAGGTGGTGAAGGATGGCGCATTATGCGAGCACACCGAAGTCCTGAAATACTGTTATGCATAGAAGATGATAAAAAAGCCTTAATGGCAATGCTAACATTGAGCGACAATAATGGATAAAGATGTTAAACGAGAATTCTGTGAAGCACATAGGATAAAAGTTTTAGATAGAAATAAACGTGCTCACAAGTATCAAAAAGTAAACTTAAATTACTTCAGAGATCCGGGCAACTTCGACATGATACAAAGTCATATCGACATTGTACATGATACAGAACCTTTATATACTGTTGAGATTGCAGAAAGCGAACTTGAGCGTATTGCAGAGTTTGAGTCTCAAGTTTTTAATAACATGAAAGAAACTGGACATTACAGAATGTTTGAAATGTTAATGGAACAAAAAGAACAAGAAAAATATTTGCGAACTAAGTATCCTGCTGTTCGCAAAGCATTTGAACATTATAGCCTGATGTTAAAGATGGCTGAAAGTGGAGAACTATGACGGTACCAAATAATGGAAGCAGATGGACTGCATATGATGGAAATATATTTAGAGTGATATCTACAGAAGTAATTGAAAATAAAACATGGATATATTATACAAAAGAAAACCTTCAAGGACCTAACGAATATAGTTGTTACCTTGAAAGTTTTTTATCAAGATTTACGGAGTTGCCTAAATGACTAGATTAGATGGATTTGTTGAAAAGGGTTGGGGTCACGAACTTATATGGGCCACCAATGATAAGTATTGCGGAAAACTCTTACATTTTAAAACAGATGCAAAGTTCAGTATGCACTTCCATGCAGAAAAAGATGAAACGTGGTTTGTTCTTTCTGGAAAATTTATTGTTAGATTCATTGATACAGCAACAGCAAATGTTAATGAGTTGCCGCTGAATGAAGGAGATGTCTGGCACAATCCTCCGTTACTGCCACATCAAATTTATTGTATAGAAGAAGGAACTATTGTTGAAGTAAGTACACCTGATAGTGTCGAAGACAATTATCGTGTAGGCAAAGGTGACAGCCAAAAATGAAAGTGTTTGTCAACGGCACCTTTGACATATTGCATAGAGGACATCTTGAGATGCTAGAATATGCACAACAATGTGGCAGTTATCTGTTAGTTGCAATTGACACTGACCGACGAGTAAAACAATTAAAAGGACCATCTCGTCCTATCAATAACCAAGAAGATAGAAGATTCTTTTTAGAAAATTTGCGTAGTGTTGACAAGGTTAGATTCTTTGACACAGATGAAGAACTGTTTAATCTTATTGAACAATATCAACCAGACATTATGGTCAAAGGTAGTGACTATAAAAACAAGCCAATCATAGGCGAAGAGCATTGCGGAGAAATAAGATTTTATGACCACACTGGACATTCAACAACTGACGTCATTCAACGTATTACTAATCGGTGATAGTTGTACTGATCAGTACAATATAGGTACTGTAGATAGACTGAGCCCCGAGGCTCCTGTTCCCGTTATTAAAATTGTAGATTCATTTTCATTGCCGGGTATGTCTGCAAATGTGTATCAGAATTTGGTCAATTTAAATATTGTTCCTGATTTTATACATAACGAAACTTCAATTACTAAAACTAGATTTATAGATAAAAGGTCAGGTCAGCACTTACTTAGGGTTGATGCTGAAGATAATGTTGTTCAGTGGTCCGGACGAACACCTACACCTCTCAACGAATATGATGCAATTGTTATCAGCGATTATGACAAGGGATTCCTAAAATATATTGACATTGAACGTATTGTAAATTCAGTTGAATGTCCTGTGTTCATTGATACAAAGAAAACAAATCTAGCAAACCTTGCTCCACCTCTTAGGTCAGATCATGTCTACATTAAAATAAACGAACACGAGTTTAAGAATGCAAACACACTTCCGGATAATCTCATCGTTACATTAGGTGATCGAGGAGCTCAATACAAAGGTACAATCTATCCAACTAAAAAAGTAGAAGTAATGGACGTATGCGGATGTGGTGATACATTCTTGGCTGCATTAGTTGCTCAATACCTGTTTACAACCGACATTGAAAAAAGTATAATGTTTGCTAATGTTGCGGCAGGAATTACTGTCCAACATCGAGGAAACTACGCACCAAGCTACGACGAGATTAGAAATGCCGGATATTGATATTGACTTTGCAGATCGAACACGGGTTCTGGACATAATTAAACATGTTCCGGCAACAATTATTGAAAAAGGTGTCAACCGTAAACACAACACAGGCGTTTATTGTAGTAGTATCCCTGTAAATCCTCTAACAGGAAGCGCAAGTTTCGATTACCGAGAAGCAGACGAACGGGGGTATCTAAAAATTGACTTTTTAAATGTTGGCGTCTATAAAGACATTCAAACTGAAGAACATTTAGTAAGGTTACTTAATCAGGAGCCATTATGGGATCTGTTATTGGAAGACGAGTTTACGAACAACCTATTTCACGTGAATGGGCACGGGTCGATACTGAGAAAGATGCAGCCGAAAAGCATCGAGGAACTTGCTATGGTCTTAGCTATGATCAGGCCAGCAAAGAGACATCTGATTGGGCAAGATTGGTCCAACGTGAAGAAAGAAGTTTGGCAGAAACCCGCCGGAGATGAATATTATTTTAAGAAAGCCCACGCTGTAGCCTATGCCGCCGCCATTGTGGTTCAAATGAATTTAATTTGTGAACAGATTAGTTACGGCTATTCCTAGGACTTCTAACTAATTGTATAGATTTGCGTTTTATACGTTTTTCTGCAATTTCGCTAAGATTCACTACAGGCCCAAATACAAGTTCTGCATCCTTTGCATTAAAGGTTTTAATAAAGGGTCTAAATAACTGCATTTCCTTTTTTAAGAAAATGTTAATGGGTATTTTTCTATTGCTTTCCCACCACCAAATCTCCCCCATTTCTAGGAATAACTTTCTTTCACCCTCGCTATTGATCATCGAAAGATCATAAATGCTAGCGACATAATCGTCGAAGTTAATAACGATTCCTACGTACTCTTTATCATTAGATTTTACGCAAGATATAAAGGGGAAATTTTCTTGAAACTGATCTCTCATCGTGGTTAAAATAAATACTTATATGCAAAATTTACCAATCTATTTATATCCAAATACTCTCAATGTTATATTAGATTTGGACGCCACTATCCAAGGAGTTAACCAGGTTATGTATCAACGAGATTTGAAAGTACAAAAAGGGATTAAAAATCAGATTCAAGTCCAGTTTAAAAATAGTGACCAAAAGAAGGTTAGGATTTTTAATACCCAAACTTATGTATTCAGCATGTTTGATGCTATAAATCAGCGCCTTATTGTTGAAAAGAACTTAGAAGTTCTAGATGAAGGAACTACATCAACAAAAGGGCTGGCATTGCTAACTCTTAACGAAAGTGATACAATAGACCTAGATAGAACCAGTTATCAATATAGTGTAAAATTGCAAGACACAGATGGAAGTTATGTTCCTGTTTACTCAAATACCTACTATGATGTTGCAGGGACATTGCATCTAAAAGCAGATACCTATCCTGTTCTTAAGGATAGCCAGAGTATTACATCATTTGAAGAAGTATGGAATGATGAAACAATGCTCTATGAATATCACAGCGGAAATATATACGCCAGTCCAGAATTCAACGGAAACACAGCATTACATACTGCGGCATTCTACCTAAGTGCATACAAAGGCACAATTTATGTTGATGCGACATTAGATAATAGTCCGGGCCCGAGTTCCAATTACAGTGTGATCCAAACTCTAACCTATAATGGTTTTACAGGAATTGACTATGTGAATTTTAACGGCGTGTACAGTTACATCCGTTTCAGGTATGTTCCGGAAAAAGGACCTACCGATTCCGATAATAGAAATCCTTCATTCTCCGGCACAGTTGACAAAGTATTATACAGAAGTTAAACTAGTGTGATGCATGAAATACAGGCAACACTATTAGCCCTCTTACCACCTAATCGCAAGAATACGTCTGGCGGCTGGGTAAGTTTCAATGCGGTCTGTTGTCACCATCGAGGTGAAAAACCAGATAGTCGTAAACGTGGTGGTATACTGACCAACACTGAGGGCGGATTCCAATATCATTGTTTTAACTGCGGTTTTAAAGCAGGATGGCAACCGGGCAAGTTATTCAGTGGAAATACCAAACTACTTTTCCGCTGGCTAGGACTTGCTGAAACAGAAGTTGGTAAATTAGGTCTAGTTGCACTAAAGCATCAAGAAAGTATGCCCAATGTCAAGAAGGCATTGAACTTTACGCTACATGAAGTAGCACTGCCAGAAGACAGCAAATTACTGACTGAATGGATAGCCGAAGGTGAAGATGTTACACCTTGTATAGAGTATCTCATAAAGCGAGGTATGGACATTGATTGGTACAATTGGATGTGGAGCCCTGCGCCCGGTTACAAGGACAGGATCTTAATACCGTTCTACCAAGATGGTAAAGTTGTTGGATACACCGGACGTAAACTCACAGAGGGCAAGCCCAAATACCTAACGGAAAGCCAAAGTGGTTATGTGTTTAACATAGATCGGCAGGCACGCGATAGGTCATACGTCATAGTCCTTGAAGGACAATTTGATGCTATAGCAATAGATGGCGTAGCCATTATGACTAACGAGCCTAATGACGCTCAGGTTGCACGACTACAGGCCTTAGGTAAAGAAATAATATGCGTACCCGACAGAGACCGTCCTGGTGCCAAGATGCTCAAACACGCTATCAAGAATGAGTGGACTGTGAGCCTGCCGCCGTGGGGTGATGACATCAAAGACGTTGCGGATGCTGTACAACGATATGGGCGCCTGTACACTTTAACCACAATCTTGAACCATAAGGTCAGTGGAGAGATAAAAATAAATCTACTGAAGAAAAAATTAGAGAACCTTGATGAATAAAAAAGAAAAACCAAACTATAGTGCTGACATACAGAAGTTATATTTAGAAATGTTCATGAGCGATGCAGAAACATTTGTACGCTGTCAGAACATCTTTGTCCCGGAACACTTTGATCAACGCTTTCAAGAAACAGCTACATTCATCAGCAAATATGTAGATGATTTTAAGGTCATGCCAGACGCTGCCATTGTTAACGCAGCCTGTAAAACTGATCTTAATCCTGTGGCATTGCCCAAGGAAAACTATGAATGGTTAATGCAGGAGTTTGAACAGTTTGCCCGACATAAAGGTTTGGAATTGGCTATTATTCAATCTAGTGATCTACTTGAATCGGGCGACTATGGTCCAGTCGAAAAGTTAATCAAGGATGCTATACAAATCAGTCTTAACAAGGACATGGGTACAGACTACTTCGAAGATCCAAGGGCACGTTTGACTAAACTTAAAGATGGTAATGGACAAATCAGTACAGGCTGGCCCTCAATTGATAAGAAACTCTATGGCGGATTTAACCGCGGTGAGTTGAACATTTTCTGTGCAGGATCGGGCGGTGGTAAAAGTTTGTTCTTGGCAAACCTGGGTGTAAACTGGGCCTTAGCAGGATTAAACGTACTATATCTAACCTTTGAACTTAGCGAAGGGCTGGTAAGTATGCGTCTTGACAGTATGATGACTGGCGTATCAACAAGAGAAGTGTTTAAGAGCATCGACGACGTTGAGATCAAGGTTAAGATGTTGGGCAAGAAGTCGGGCAATCTGCAGGTCAAGTACATGCCAAGTGGCAAGAACTGTAACGACATTCGCGCATATCTAAAAGAATATCAGGTTAAGAAAGGCTGCAAGCCCGACGTTATTCTTATTGACTATTTGGACTTGATGATGCCACTTAGTGTTAAAGTTAGCCCAAGTGACCTGTTCGTCAAGGACAAGTATGTTTCGGAAGAGATTCGTAACTTGGCTATGGAAACACAGTGTATCACAGTTACAGCTAGTCAGTTGAACCGCAGTGCTGTTGAAGAGATTGAGTTCGATCACAGCCACATTTCGGGTGGTTTGTCAAAGATCATGACGGCGGATAATGTTATCGGTATCTTTACCAGTAGGGCCATGAAAGAGCGAGGACGTTATCAAATTCAGTTTATGAAGACACGTAGTTCGAGCGGTGTAGGTCAAAAGGTCGATTTGGAGTTTAACGTGGAAACTCTGCGTATCAGTGACCTAGGTGAAGAAGAAAGCCAGCCCAGCTATGCACAACAAAAATCTCAGGGCAGTAGCATGATCAGTGCTCTAAAGCGTACCAGCGTAGTGACCACAGCAACAGATCCGGAAACTGGTGAAATTACAGAAATAGACCCCACGCAGGGTTCCGGGGTTAAGAGTAAATCACAGCACAGCTCGGGGGTCAAGGATATACGTAATATCCTAGCTTCGATCAACAGCGAACGCGATTAAAACCAATTAGAAACCTGTAGTCGTCCGCTTTCGTATATGACCTGATGCCATTGCTCAAGGTCATCAGTGCCAAATACCATGTCTGGCGTGGCGGGCGCGAAGTTCCAGGTATCAGTTATGGTCCAAGGAGCTTCTCCGAGTATTTCACCTTCCAAATAGCCTGCGGGCCAGCGTGTAAACCCTGCTACGGCACGGAACAGCTCGGGTCCTTCTCCTTGTGCTATAGCAACCAATACACTCATATCATTGCTTACACCAATTTCTTCTGTGATCTTCATAGTAGTGGGACTGTACCAATCTAGGCTGTGTACTATGTGTATTCTATTGGTATGTTCGGGTCCGCCATTGTAGAGTGGACCATCATGGTCTGTGGTCAATCCAACGTTCTGCATAACAGTGTCAAAGCTAACATCGTTGCCCAGGGCTCGATTAATCTGTAGTCCTATTGCACCCGAACTGTCATGATCTATAATTAATAGGGCACCGCCCTTGGTCAGGGGGTCCTGACGTCGGGGATGTGCTGCGATAAGATATCCACGGTAATTCTGTTCAATCATATGAATTATTTAACTGATAAATATCTCATCATGCGATTACTTGAATTTGAACTGGGCTATGAAAAACACCAAGGGCTAAATCCCCTATTATGGCAGGGAGATCAACTTAGACCCGAAGTAGCAAAAGCCCTGGAGCGTATAGCCCGGGATTTCCTGGAGTTTGTTGAAGTGCCTGTGACTGTAGAAGATCTAACCATAACAGGCGGACAGGTCACCTACTACTATACAAACCACAGCGATTTGGACCTACACATAGAAGTGGACTTCGACCGTGTGGCCTGTGAAACCACAGCCGCGGAACTGTTTGATACCAAACGCCTGCTCTATAAAAAGAAGCGTGATATCAAAATACACGGCATACCAGTTGAGCTCTACATAGAAGATATACGCACACCCGCAACCAGTTCAGTCTACAGTCTAAGTCAGGGCTGGCGTAAAAAGCCCCCAAAGGATCCACAGCCAATTGACCGCAAAGAAGTCTTAAGAATGACGAAATTGTGGGCTACGACTATAGATCATGTAATGAATCAAAACGACCTCGAAATGAGTCGAAAAGCGGTCGAAATGCTACGAAAATACCGAGGTTTAGGTCTGAAAACCACCGGAGAATACGGTGTTCCGAACCTGGTCTACAAAACCCTACGTAACAGTAGTGTCATTGAAAAACTCATGCAACAGATAAAACAACTGCATGATAAAGACCTAAGCGTAAAATAAAAAACCCGGATCCATAGTTCGGAACCCGGGCCCAAACCGCGAAGCGGCAAGCGGTAAAAAAGATTTTCTACAATATTATCTACTCAGATAACTCCCTGTACCACCATGCGAGCAAAGTCATTAATCTGCGCCATATTCTTCATGCTGATGCGCCTATTCAAATCCCAGCGAACTTCTTCAATAGCAAGAGTTAGATCACTGCTCTTAACATAAACAGCCAATCCCCCGGCTGAGCGCCACGCGGCACAGTTATCCTCACGATCGTCCACTAGAATATCCCCGGCAGTACAGTGCCGCCATTTTTCAGTACTGTGAGGTCCAAAGTGTACGCCAATATCGGGAAAACGTTCCTGTGCCCACATGACTTTATCACTAAAAGCCCAGGGCACATCATCGTCCTTGGGCACAGCAGTAAGAAACAGCAGATCCCATCCCAGCGTGTCTCTATACTGTCTAGCCAAATCAACGAGTTCTTGACCCTTGGGCATGATGGGTAGATCACGGTAAAAGCGCCCATGCTCTCTGAGCATCTGCCATTCAGCGGGTGTGGTCTTATAGTGTGTACCGTTGATATTTTCACGTAGACGTCCTTCACGTCCTAGAAGTAGCCCAGCGGCTAGATCCCAGTCAGCGACAACTCCGTCCATGTCTAGATAAAAGGTGTTTTTAACAGTGTGAGTAGTATTGGTCATAGTATGTATATATTAGGGTTTTAAAAAGGTATGCTGCCAGTGCAGAGTGAATAGACTAGAGTGATCAGCAGAATTAAAGTCTACTGACATCTGTACTAGATCAATAGGATAGGCCACATAGTGTGTAAGGGGATATATGGAATTCTGTGCTAGCCACGCTTGGTAAAAGAACCAATAGTGTATGGGCACAGTAACAGAGTGAGTGTAGTTCATAATACTAGTTATTATACAGCCATAGTTACAGACCGGTCTATATGTACGGCAAAAAAACTAGTGCAAAAATTTTTTAACTACCAAAATGTACTCTAGTGGGAAGTTTACTAACTATCCTGACCCCGCCGTACAAACAGCGTACAGAGGGGTCTGACTAGGGGCAAAAATTTGCTGTGCAATAAAAAAGAGGTCCAGAGATCTCGGCCCCTGGTGATCTAATCTAACTGGGGGGTGAAAAAGAGGGAAAGAATTTGGAAAGAATTTGGAGAATTTTAGGCAAGCGTTTAAGCTAGCCAAATTCAGCTAGCTCAAAGAGCACCTGGGTGCCCCACCACCTCAGGTGTCCTCCACCGGTGCCCACCGTTCTTCAGCGAAGTCGTAGCCTTCCTGCTCCAGCTCTTCTACAGCCTCGTTGAATGCGTTCTCAATGTCCCAGACTGTGTTGGCCACACGCAGATCCTTCTTACGCTTTGCTCGTGCGGTGCCCTCTTGGTAGACCATAGGGTAGTGCAGTACACAGTAGCTCTTGCCCTTTAGACTAGGCTCTGTACAGCCCTCGTTGTTAGCGCCAATCCAAGTACACATAATCTATTAATCCTTGTCTATTAGACCCAAACGCTCTAGCTCTTTGCGTATATGATCTAACTGTGCGGGCGGTAGTGTGGCTACAAATGCCATGCCCTGTTGATAACCTTCTGTGCGAGCCAATTGATCTGCGGCCCAGAACAGGCCCAGCAAACACCAGAACTGCCAGCTGTCCCAAGTGTGCCCTAGCGCATTGGCCAGGACACCTAGGGTGCTGTATAGTACTAGACGCTGTAGCATTAGACCCGCTTCATACAAGTGGTCTTGGCCATACTAGTCCAACTCTTGGGAAAGCTCTTACGCAGGTCTGCAAGTTTTAGCACCATACGCAAGCTCAGTTCACGGAGTCGGTCCTGGTTAGCTTCTACAAACTCAACGATCTCGTCCTTCTGGATTTGATCGAACTCAAAGCGAGCCAGCATGTCCGCATCGTTAACAACCTGCTTGATACGGAGTATCTTCTCGCGGTTGGTGTCCATCTGCAGGTCAATGTAGTGGCAACGGCTTTCCAATGCATCCAAGTGGTCACGCAGACGCTTGCTCTTAACGTGCTCAAACTTGATGTTGGTGATAAAGATAGCCGCACCCTTGAACTCAAAGCGGTCGGGAATACCCTCACTGCGGAGGAGGCGGCTGTCAGTGTTCCAAGCAATGAAACGACGCTCAGAACTGTCCAAGGCACCCTTGAGAATGTTCAAGCTCAAGTCTTCCATCAGGATGCTGTCGCAGTCGTCAAACACAACCACATTGCCTTTTTCCGCAAACTCGTAGAGTTTAGCGTACAGGCCCAGGGCACTCATGGCACCCTTGACGATCTCATACTTGGGCTTCTTCTCTGCTAGCGTATTGAACAGGTCTGCTTTCTGCAGAACACGCTCAACACCAAAGCTCTTGCCCACACCCGGAGGGCCCGAAACAATCATAGCACGAACATCGCCTTGCTTGACTGCCTTGGTCATCTCATCCAAGATCTCAAAGCGCTCGCCCAAACGA